TTCACTTCACGTCCAAAGTAGAATAACTGGATTGGTGAAATGATCGAACCTGGTAGCTGTGCAGACTTACACAAAAAGGTAAGTTGTCTGCGAGCAGCATCTTCTCCAAGAAATCCTGGGAAGTTAATATTCACTTCAAATAGATTAGGACGTGCACCGTCGAACTGCAATGATGATCTAAAATCGTATACGTTAAAAGCCATTTTTGCTTTCTCCTAGCCGTTAATCCTATTTATTAGAAGCGTCCGACAATCTCGTCGAAGGCAACACCAGTACGAACAGCAACAAAGTTCAACTGAATAAAGTTGATTGATCTTGTTGGCTTGATGTAGATGTCACCGACAAACTCGTTGCGGTCAATCACTTCTGGAGTATTGTTTGTTGCGTCACAAACAACACGGAAGTCGAAAATACCACGACGCCCTTGTACTTCTCGCAAGAATGGCTCGACGAGATTTACGAAACTTGAACGAGTAAATTCGTCGTTAAACTCAAAGAGACTTGCTCTTGCAGCGCGTGCAATTGCTTTTTCGAGTACGATAAACAAGCGACGAACGTTAATGCGATCAAATGACGATGGTTTAGATTGCAACGTCTTATCGCCGAATAGAACAGTACCTTCACCAGGGAACGAAGCCACTGGATTGATGCTGTTGCGATATAGTTCATCGCGCTGTGTTTTACTTGGGTTAAATGCAAGTTTTACGATGTTACGGATTTGACCGCGATTGAATCCAGCTGGTGAGAACCAAGGATCGCGTTCTGTATCAGTGCGTACGCAAAGACCAGCAATGTCACCATTGAGTGGAACCCAACGATAAACATCGTTGTACTTATCGTACATGTATTTCCAACCGCTATCCATTACTGCATAACTGGTTGATTTGTTTAATGTACTTGTCTTATATGTCACAACTTCAGTGACTGGATCTGCGCTTTGTACAGCCTCAAGTGGAGGTGATACGAATGCAACGCAGTCACGACGAGCTGCAGCAAGATCAATTACATCGCCTGCAACTGTTGCTTCAGCGTTTGAAGTCATGAGAAGAGAAACATCAACAGTTTCTGACAACTCAAAGCGGTCCCAACCATAAAGTAGGTTGCCTGATGTTGCTGTTACTGTTGTACCGTTTGCTAATGACTTGGTATTTGCAGCAGCGTTTGTTGCGAACGACAAACCATTTGTTGCTTCTGAACCCCAGTTTGTTACGTTTGCGCCTGGATGACCTAACCAATGAACATAGTTTGATGTGCGATAAATTACTTCTTTATAGTAATTTGATGCACCAGTATCGCTCTTAGCGTCTGAAGCCTTTGAAACGAATCCAAATGCTTCGATAACTGTGTTTTGTGTACCAGAAATCAAACCATCTTCGTCGACGACTACGACGTGCATTTCATCATCTGTAGCACCGCGCGATTGCGCAAAAAGTGATGTTCCTGGTTCGTCGCTAAATGTATTCTTATACGCCCAGCTTGCATATGCAGTAGCGGAGTCGCAAACAGAAACTTTTAAAGAGTTACCTAGTGCACCAGGATAACGAGCGCAGAAAGGACCGTACTCAGTATTTCCTGAAGCATAGTAACTTGCAACATATTCTTCATCGTTGTTAACTTTAAATCCTGTTGCGCCGTTTACTGTCGCATTGTTTGAATTTGTGTTCGCACGAACTAGGCGTAATGAATTGCCGTATGCAAGAAAGTTTGCTGCGGTAAAGAAATCGTTTGCCGTTTCGTTCGTTGGTTTGCCGAAAATTTCCACGAGCTTGTTTTCTGAGGAAACAAGCGTAATTTGGTTCGCTGGACCCCATGCAAATGTTCCAACGAGGGCGCCAGTCGTTGTACCAACAGCAGGGACAACTGTTGTTAAATCGACTTCAGAAACATTTACACCTGGTGATAATTGAAAAGCCATGTTTATTCTCCTAGGGTAGAGATCAATCTTGTAGGTTCTACGGGATATTTATTAAAAACCATATTTGTCAGATTCATCTCTTTCTACTACTGTCCATAAGTCACCACCCATTCGCATTCGCTGCACTTCTGCAACATCATCCAAAATGATCGGTAAAGGTAAAGATTCTTCTTCGATAGCATTCATTTGATCGGCATAAAGTTTGCTTCGAAGGTTGATATTTGATAAATCTTTAAAAAACTCTTGATTTGAGAGCCATGCAAAGAGAACTAAACACATAACGAGGTCGTCATGACTGCCGTCCTCGGCTTCAAAACTGGATCCTTTTGCCACAAAGGTCGAAAGTTCGGAAATTATGTCAAAATCAGTGATATGTAATTTCGTGGCTTCAATTAAATTTTTTAAAATTGAACAACCGAGTCTTTTTACCGATTTTGTGGTACGAATGCCTCGTTGAATATTTCTACCGTATCCGCCAGTTACGAGAACCTTATTTCGTACCTGAACTGTCGATAATATATTCTCATATTCATAATCGTCGAATAAACTGTCGACGATCTGTTGTCCGTTATCGTTAATTTCGATAAGTGCATAAGACTGATTATAATACTCGCCAATTTTCTTAATAATCGAAGGATAAACCAATGGACTAATTTCATTATCTTTATAGACGCAAACTACTTCGTAAGGCATTTCCGTAATATCAATTGTGACTGCGGCTGAATAGTCCAACCCCTTACCGCGAGAAGTATCCACGATCGTAACGTAATTTCGACCGACCACAGGTTGTTTGTATATCTTAATGCCTGTATCAGATAGGTGCAATGGTTTAACAAAGGCGAGAGATTTAAGTGCTGGAGCGGAAATGAGAGTTCCAGCAGAACCCATGAACTCGCATTCCATTTCCTGTAAATACTTTTCTTCGCCAAGAACACGACGTTGTTCGTTTGCCCATTCTTGCGTACGACCTGGAATCTGACGCCAGTTAGCCTCAATCCAAGCAAAGCCATTTTGACCTTCGACTGCTTCCGTCCACATTCTATAATAGTGATTCATACCATTTGGAGTTGAAGAAATCAAAACCTTAGAACTCGTACCAGAAGAAATCGTTGGATATACAGACGTGAAGAATTCGTCAGCAATGTTAGTTGGTACGAATGCAAACTCGTCGAGATACAGTAGCGAGATAGAGAAACCACGAATTGCACTAGAGGCGGTCGATTCTGCCATTACACGGCAGTTGTTTTCCAATTCAATGTCACCTTTGTTCCATGTACGCACACCTTGCTGCAACCACATTGGTAGTGATTCATAAGCGAGTTTGACACGATTAAGAATTTCACGAGAAGTTTTTGCTTTGTTTGCAAGAATGGCTACAAACTTATCTTCGTTGAATAAAATGTACCAAAGAATGTAACCTACAATCATGGTGGTTTTACCGATCTGACGACCAGCCTTTACAATCACCATGCGATTGTTGTTTATTTTATCAACAGCTTCTTTTTGAAATGGGTATAGTGAAACGCTGACGAAACCTTTATCAAGTGTGACGATCTTAACGTAATTCTCGATAAAGTATACAGGAGATTCAGAACATTTGATGTACTCAGTAACTTCATGCTCGGTCATCTGCTGAATAATGCCAACGCGCTTCAGCTTCGGATTGCCGAGATAATGTTTCATCTTACTTGGTATCATTATACAGAATTTTCGCTTTTAAGTTTTTTCAATAGATCTGCAGTCGATCCAGTAAATACGACTGCTTTATCTATATTTAGGGTTTTTCGAGTTTCTTCTGGTCCTTCTAACTCTTTGCGCTGCTTTTGCAATACCATCAATTTTTCAGTCACATCTGACATATTTTTAATCATATTTGCAGCAACTTCATATGCTCTTGGATGTTGCGATTGTTTTGCAACTTCAAGAATTCCTTCTAATGCTTCATTGCCTTTTTCGATTAAACCATAATAATTTGAACGAACGTAATCTGCATCAGGGTTTGTTGATTCTGATTGATGTATTGTTATCTGTTTTTCGTTTTCTTCAACGACAACAGGCGCATAATCTACACCAAGCGCATCAGATAGTTTTTGATTAATGTCGCTCATAGTCCATATATTCCTTTATTCGCATTAAAGTTTCGTGACACTTCTCCTGGTGAGAGCGCCCTATTATATAATCTAACGATACCTATCTTGCCATTAAAATATTGCGAATATTCTCCGCCGTTGTATGAACCAATATACAAGTTTGTTGATGTATTGAGTATACTTGCAAAACTATGTGAAGTCGACCCTATACTGCTTCCGTTGATATAAGTTTCTAAACTATTAGTTGCTACATTTTGCCAAACATAAACTACTTGAGCCCAAGTATTTAACACAGTTTGATAGTTTGTGCTGTTAACGACTGTTGATCCATTACCAATTTGTGCATATAAAATACCAGTGTTGTTCGTTCTAATGCTGTACGATACATCGGCTGACAAACCACCCGCATCAAATTTGCCAACTATAACGCCAGCACTGCCCGTTTTAAATGCAGTAGTGTTAAACCATGCTTCCATAGTCCAATCACCACTACCTGGTTCTAATGATGCTGTGTCTGCGATACTAATTTGAGAATTTGATCCATTGTAATCAAAATATGGTGCAGTTAAATTCACATTACTCAAAGTGCCAGTCAAATTTGGCGAAACTAAACTGTTTATGGTCGTTCCAGAACCAGGATAACTGTCGATATTGTTTGGATCATAGTATAACACAAGATTAGTTTTTGTAAAACTGATGTTATTGCGACCGAATTGAAACGAGCCAGTAAAAGTATTAATCATTATAGCCCATATCTCGATTTAGTTGCATTATAATTTTGAGTAATTTCTGAAACAGTTAATCCGTCAGTATAAAAATAGCATGCTCCAATTTTACCATTTAAATACAATGAACTTACACCAGCACCAATGTATCCAAGATAAAGTGGATTTGATTCTGTTATGGTATCTGTACCATGTGCATTTGTTATATATTCTGTGGTATTAATATATGCTTTTGTTGTATTTGATGTATTTGTGATTTGTGAAATAAAAGTAAACAAATACCATGTATCAATACTCACAGTAGATGTAGATGTGGATATTTTTTGCGCACTTGCACCATTAGTAACAACCCTTATAGTGCCTGTGTTACCGTAAAGCCCACCCCAGTAACCATCAAACGAATATGAACTCGATAACTTACCAAATACTGGAACCTGAGAAGTGCTTGTTGATCCTAATGCATCAAATTTAACCCAAATTTGCATTGTTCTTTGTGCGCCAGTAGACAACGATAATGATGAGTTATGTGCTATTTGAATTGTGTCATTTGTTCCATCAAAATCGAATATACCACTATCAGTAGAACTCCAAGTTGCACCATTAATAGTACCATCGTTACCATTGCCAGTTAAGTCTGTCCAAGTTGTACCACTACCAGAATATGATGAAGAATTGCTTGCATCTAGATGCATAAACAAATTATCTGTTACAATTCCTGATATGGCTGCAGCAGCTTTAATTCTACCAAAACTATATTTGCTCGAAAAAGAACTTAGCATAAATTATCCAAACGAAGTCAATTGACCCAATGTAATCCAAGTCCCATCATTATTTACTACACTGAAAGAAATTACATCCTTCTTGTTTGCATTTCCTGCTGGTGCGGTTGTGCTACCCAACCAATTTACAGTTTGTGCTACACCACCAATTTGCACAGCATTTGCTACATATGCAGTTGCACCTTGATTGATTACGAGAGTGAATGCAGTTGCATTGTTTGTAGGTATTGTCACATTTGTGAAATTTGGAGTGAAGTTTGCACTTACGCTTGAGTGGACAAAAATATGACCTAATGCACAATTATGTGTAACTGTTCCAGTTGCACTCGATAGCGCATTTGTAGTTTCAATTACTTGTTTAACATTTAACAAATTGACTGTCGGATTTGCAGTAAATGCCGTTGTTTGTATGCTACTATCTGGGAATGTGACAGACCCACTTGTTGAGAACTGCCAAGTATATGGTCCACCGATATTACCGTCGCCGTCAGTAACAAGACTAATTGGTCCTGATGCATCTAATTTAATTATGTCTAATGTATCATTTCTATTTTTAATTTCAAAAACAGTGTTTTCGCCTGATGATACATAAAACTTAATATCTGCTTGATCAAATGAACCACCACCTGGATTTGTAGCAAAGGTCACAATAGATTCATTATTTTGACCAAGCGGTAGATGCAAATAACCTCTATCGCTAAAATCCCAAGTGTAGTTATTTGAAGTGATTGATACATTACCGCTCGCAGCACTAATGTCGATTTCACTAGTTCCGTTTGCTAATGGCAAAGATGTACTTCCCGCCGCGCCTTGTACGCCTTGAAATCCTTGTGCTCCTTGAACGCCTGTTCCTTCTGCACCTTGAATGCCTTGAGATCCTTGATCGCCAGTAGCACCTTGGTCACCCTGTGCGCCAACAGCACCTTGGTCACCCTGTGCGCCAACAGCACCTTGATCGCCTTGTGCCCCAACAGCACCTTGATCGCCTTGTGCCCCAACAGCTCCCTGATCGCCCTGTGCGCCAACAGCACCTTGATCGCCTTGTGCCCCAACAGCACCTTGATCGCCTTGTGCCCCAACAGCACCTTGATCGCCTTGTGCCCCAACAGCTCCCTGATCGCCCTGTGCGCCAACAGCACCTTGGTCACCCTGCACACCAACAGCGCCCTGAATGCCTTGTGCGCCAGTTTCACCTTTATCCCCTTGTACGCCTTGAGCGCCTTGAGCACCAGTTCCCTCTGCACCTTGAACGCCTTGTGCGCCAGTTTCACCTTTATCCCCTTGTACGCCTTGAGCGCCTTGAGCACCTTGTGCTCCAGTTTCACCTTTATCGCCTTGAAATCCTTGATCGCCTTGCGTACCAGAACCAGAGGCACCCTGTATACCTTGTGTTCCTTGACTGCCTTGTTCACCAACATCGCCTTTTTCGCCTTTTGTGCCAACATCACCTTGTGCACCAACAGAACCAGTAGCACCCTGAACGCCTTGAAAACCTTGTGCACCTTGAACGCCTGATTCGCTACTTCCAGGTTCGCCCTTATCGCCCTTTGCGCCTTTATCGCCCTGTTCATATAACTCAATAAAATTATCATTAACTTTATCGAATGCAACGCGAAGTTTATCGCCTGTGCCGTCATTTGCTGCTGTGCCGATATTAATATTTTGTCTTGCCATTTTATTGCTCTTCGTCTGAAGTTAGTAATTGGGTGTCTGCTGTAATGACAAAAGAATCAACAGTATATGTGTCTGTATTTGCAGTCACAGGATTGATATAAGGATATTCTTGCAACACATTAGTAAATCCAAAATCACTATTTGATGCTGCGCCTATTGGATCAGGTGTTACAGATTGATAAACAACTTGCAATGGAACATTTACATCTTGATTAATTGTGCAGGTTACTCCTGACTCATCACCTTTTAACACAACGTTTTCGACAAAAGTTCCTGTCTGAACTTGAATTGTGACTGTGTTTCCATTTTGACTGCTGACTCGACCAATTGCTGTTGCTGTTGGAATATTGTCGCCTTGATATACAACTTCACCAAGTTTAAATACACAATTGTTTTCTAAAACAAATTGACGTAGTGCCGTATTCTCAAGTTCAAAAGATGTATTTGCAATAGTTTTTCTAATGAGGCTTCCTTCAGAAGCGCCAGTGTAAAAGTAAGTTTTCATACTAAAATTTAAAGTCCAAATCAAATATCTTACTGTTCCTTTTTCTCCTTCGTATTCTTGCGAGTATGATACATCATTTAAAATAATAGGAACGTCTCTTTTTGTTTCAATATTATCAATAAAATTAATTGATACTGTATAGTCTGGTTCAAAGTATGGAAGAATTTGTTCAATAATTTGCGTACCATCTTCTACATTACGCGCATAAACATTCAATTCAAATCCGATAGTATATGGAACGCCGCTACGCAAATAATCTAATTTTGAATTTGATTTTACATAAAACGTTTCGTTAAATGAAGATAATTTTCTTGCTGAATCGTATGCGATAGAAGTTATTTCAAACGACATTCTTGGTAAAGTTGTTTGAACGTTCTTTTGAAGATCAGGATCGCCAAGAAGTTTTGTTATAAATGTTTCTTTTGGTGCATATGATAACGGAACTTTAAAACGCTCAAGTTCTGTAAATGTATTATAACTGTAACGCTTTAATGTAATGTCATTAAAAACTGATCCGAAAGCGATCACATTTTTTCGTATAATTCTATGATAGAATGATGAACCAGATAACATTAAGGTTCACCAAATGGGTTTGATTCTGTGAAGTCTAAGATACCACCATCGGCTTCAAATTCAATTAAATCGTTATTGTCAAGACCATCATTCACATTGTCTGCAAGATTTACACTGCTCAATATGAATGATGCATTTGATCCAACACCTTTAATTGCTGATCCTGTAGCAAAACTTCCCTTTGTATTTTTCAATTTAAGTTTTAATGTTGGTTTATCCCATTCAACAACATAACCTGTTGCTGTTGCAGTGTTTAGTGTATTACCTTGATAAACTTGTTCATTTAAATTATAGGTTAAAGTTCCACCAGAAGTCATGGTATATTCATAAACAAAACTATTTGAATTTTCAACGCCAACAACTTCTGGATCGCCAACTTCAAGACTTTCGTTGCTGTA